TTAAGATTTTGTATTCTTTCTCCGGTTGGAACTGATGCTTCATTTGTTCCATATTCGTGATAATTTCCAGCTGCTTGAGAAATGTAGTTTTCTGCTTTAGAAATATGGTCTTGAATCCAAGCCGGTATTTCTTTTTCATTCTCACCCATTTTAGCTTTCAATTCAGTTGCCATCTTAATGATAGTATCTAATTGATTTTGTCCCATAGAAACTTCGTGGTCTTCAGAACCTTCTGCTTCATTAACAAATGCGTTTGCAAATGGATTAGAAATTACTTTACCCATTTCAAATTTACCAAATGCTTTTTGAGATACTAATCCTCCTAAACGAATCATAATTATTTCTTTTTATTTCCCAATCTTTCATGCATTGTATCAGTACTGATATCTGCAATCTCATAGTAACGATTTAAGATGTGACCCATATCTTCATATAAAGAATGCAATCTCTCATCCATTGCTTTTGCTTCCATAGCGAATTTATCGAATGATTTACCCATCTTATCCAATTCCTGCATATTTCTTTTTACAGTTACATTATCGAACCAATCACCACTCTCTCTTAGGGTCATTTCTTTTGCAGCCTCAACAATAGCACCTAATGTATTTGCAACCTCTGTCATATCAGATTGTCTTTTCATTTGGTCTTGGAAAGTGTTGTAAGTAGAAATGATTTCTAAGAAGTGTTTTTTAACTTCAGTAGATAACTTTCTATCTTCTAAGTTTTCAGCTAAGCTGAACTTACCGTTAACTATCTTTACTTCTTTCAAATTAGTTTTACGGATATCATTGTATGCTTTCGCTACAGTTGTTCCTTTATTGCCATCAACTTTTAAGGTTATCTTATTGTTGTGTACATAATCGTATATATCGAAATTCTTTGCCATTATTATGCTATTTCAGTTATTATTTCTCTCATTAAATCCTGTGCTTTGCAGTACTCACCACAAACATCAGTTCCTATTTGTTGTAAACCTCTATTAACAGATTCGTTTACAGGCACCATAAATGCACCATGTGTAGATGGGTTGGATACAAAATCCCAACCAATCAATTCAAAGTCATCCTGTACCTTTACTTTACCTTCTCCAATATTAGTTACCGAACCCATACCTCTTGATGAGATACCTAATAGGATTCCAGCTTTTAATAATTCTTTTAAGATGTTACCAGATGGAGTTGGTAGAATTTCTACTGTACCACACAAATCATCCCCTTCCCAATGGATTTCTCTTACGTTATGAGATACGTTCTTCAAATTAATTACAGTGGAGTCAGGGTGGTCTAATTCACCTAATGCTCTACGTTCTTTAATTAGTACTTCGTATTTCTTAGCTTCTCTCATTAAGATTTCTCTAGGATATACTCTACCATTTTGGTTTTCAGCAGATGCTCTTTGTAGAACTCCTTTTACTAAGGTTCTCCCACCTTCATCTTCTTTTACCTTACCTTCAAATAGGTTTGTTTCTATTAAGAGTGATTTCATTCTATATTCTTATTTTTTAGATTCCATTTTATTACGGATTCTAGTAGCTATTGTACCTAATTGTGTTTTATCTACACCTAATGCATCAACCACTTGTGCTACTAATTGTAATTTTTGAGTATTACTAAGTTTAGCATCTTTAATTTTATCAATAGCCATTCCCAATTTTTGTTTAACTGCTGATGGAATTGAAGCTTTTGGTAATTCTGTTGATACATCTTCGGTTTTGTATTTCTCTCCGTCAACTTCAAATGTATCGTCACCTTCTTGCTTTGCGTTAGAAACAGCGGCGCCAAAAGCATTACCTTCACTCTTTTCACCTTTACCATTCCATGCAGAATCAATTTTATTAAAGAAAGCTTTCTTTTCTTCATCTGACATTGCATTTATATCTTTACCTGCTTTATCTAAAGCTTTTTGAAAGAATTCTTGGTATTCATTTTCTTCTACCATTACTTCTTTAACTAATTCTTTTAGTCTTGATTTTGTAATTGATGTGTTCATATTATAGTGTTCTAATTTTTTCTGAAAGATTCATTAGCCTTTCTTTTATCTTATGTAAACTCTTATTTGTTCTTTTATAGTAATCTCCCCTCTTAACTCCATTCTCATTCTTTATCTTAGAATACCAGTTAACAAATTTCTCTACTTCACCCAATTGTTGTTTGATAGATGATATACCTTTACTCATTTTAGCTTTAGGAGAACCATCTTCATTTTTAATTGCTAACCAACGATTTTCATTTAGGCTAGCATCATCATCAACTTTAGCTAATATCATACCACTTTTATCAGCAATACCACCAGCATCAGCTGAGCTAATTGATGTTGGTTTTATTGCTAATGGTTTTTTAGAATCGGCAGGAACATCGTTTTTCAACCAATCCTTTCCTTCTTCCAAATCATCAACAACTTCACCACCAGTTACGTTAGCTAATCTTTTATTTTTCTTTGCAGTTTGACCGGGTTTAGAAAATGCTGCGGGAGTATCATATCCAGCAACCGCACCAGTTCCAGTCATTTCTTCCAATTCCTTTTCGGATTGGATTTCTTTAACTATACCTCTGATTATTTCTTTTAATCTAGCTTCCATTAATTTAATTTAGATTTAAGTTCTTTAATTAGCTCATATGAAAGCATAATTGATGAAACTTGCGAATCGGATACAGTTTTACCCATTTTCATTTTTTCTAAAACAGAAATAGTTTCAGATAATTTAATAGTAGTAACTTTGTCTTGTACTTTTGTTTTAATTGATTTTAATTCAGATACAATCTTTGGAAGTTCAATTCCAACATAATCTTTGAATTTAGTAGTATTAGTAATATTATTAATATACTCTTTTAATAAATTCTTTTGAGAATCATTCAAATTTGTATATTTTTTATTAAAAGTTTCTACAAGGATTTTATAGGTAAGTAATCTAAGGTCTTTGTCTTGTTGTTTATAGGTTTCAATCAACTTTTTATCTTCAGTTGGTTGAAGTTTTTGTGAGGGCTTAGATGTAATATTCTCAATTAAAGTAACTTTAGAATTAAAAATATCTTTAACATCATAATTTGATTCTCTTTTAGATTCAAATACTTTATATATAGAAGCTAAAACTTTATAATTAGTTATAGGTGATGATAAGAATTGTTCTATATCAAACTTAGCAGAAACCTCTTTTATAAGGTTAAATTTCTCCTTTGATAATACTGATTGGTTTAATTTAGTATGTGCATCACACACTGTTTCTACCAATCTATCCGCTTTTGTTTCGGAACTATACTTCTCCTTTAATAATATATCATAAAGACGTAACTCTTTATTTAACTCTGTATTAGGAGCAAAGAACTCTTTTACAATGTTTTTAGCGGTTTCTTTTTTATCGCCATTAAGAACTTCCAACGTTATTTGTCTTACTAAAAGCTCAAATAACACTCCAGTGTTCTTAAACTTGGAATGTTTAATTTTTTTCATTTAATTACCCTATATTTAATTACCCTATAAACTAACACATATAAATATAAACATTTTAATCTTTATTAAATTTTAATGTCATCTAATAGATTATTTTCATCCAAAAGGTCCATTTTCTGTGTTTTTTCACTTAGAATTTTCTTTTTTGCCGATATTCCGTTTATATATTCTCTTGCTAATTTTTTATGACTACTAGTCCCAATCCTATTATCTCTCTTTCTCTCCGATTCATTTTCTTTGTTTCCTAATGGGTCTCTACCATATGGATGTTTATCTTTTCCATAAGTATTACCCTCTCTAGGCCTACCAACTTTACCATCAACTATCTCTTGCTTCATTTTATCTATTTCCTCCTCAACATTTTGTTGTTGGGGTGGATTTGCTGGGTCTTCTCCTTGCTGCTCTATTGAGTTGTAGCGGAAACGGTCTTTAATATCTAATATTAATTTAGCTCTTTCGATATCCACTTCATCTTGTGACATTCCGAATACATTATGATACGCCCAATCAGTAGATAACATATTAAGTGCCTTAAGGTCAGATGCTAATCTTACCTTCTCACTCCATAGGTTTACCTTTTCTTGCTCATAGATTGTAGATGCGTTTGTAAGAGTTAATTCAAAATTCGTTAATTCCGAATCATTTATACCCTGAGCTGCTAAGTGTACAATCGCTATTTTAGTTAATTCACTAACAACAGTTCTTTGAATTCTTTCGATAGTTCTTGCAAAACGAACATCTTCGGCGGCTAGAGTAGCTTTACCATTAACGTTCTCATCGTATGATAAGTAAGCCTTTGGAACTCTAAGTGCTGCAAATAATTTATTTTTTAAGTAATCGATATCTTCAATTGCTGCATATTCTAAACCTTGTAGGTTCTCTATGTTAGTACCACTATCACTACCACGTACAGGTAAGAAGAAATCTTCAGTAAGGTTTTGTATGTTGTATTTTAAGTTATAATCACCAGTTTCTTTATTAACAAATGGAGTTTTCTTCATTTTGTTAATAATCTTTTGCATGTAATTATCTACTTCTTGAGGTGGTATATTACCAATATCAATTTTGAATATTCTTTTTTCAGGAGCTCTCATAATACGATGAATTAACATCGCATCTTCCATAAGAGTTAATTGTTTCCATATTCTCCTAGCATTTTCAATCATTGCCTTACCATACGGAAGAAAATTTGTATCTGAAAGTAAACGGAAGTGAGCCATTTCATATGCTTCATATTCTTTTTTACCCAATCTATCCATTTCAACTTTATATTTTACATAGTTGAAATTATTAGGGTCAGTACCTTCAAGTCTTTCAGTATTATAAACAGAATGTGGCATTATATTTATAACACCCTTTCCTTCTGCTATTTCTAATGCTAAAAACGCATCTCCGTATTTTACTAAGTTTCTAACCCAAGGCCATAAATTAAACTCAACATTCATTACATCATAAAAAAGATTATGAAGTAGTTCTCTTACATTTTCGTTTGTAGATTTAATTTGAAGTACATCACCATATTCATTTTTAGTTGTACTTTCATCAGCGTATATATCTAATGCCGATGCGATAATAGGGTCTTGGTCCATAGCATCGTAATCTCTAAAAAGTTCTCTACGAACTTGATGATATGCCATTGATTGAGCTCCTTGTTGGTTCTCATAATAAGACCTTTGTAATTTAGAATATCTATCTCTAAGATTTACAAAATTAGTACTATATTGTCTGTCTTCAGTATCTACAACTTTTCTCTTACCATCTTTATCAACCGTTACAATTGCATTGGTTGAGAATAGCTTTTTAAGTCTACCAAAGAAATTTCTGTCATCTAATTTTTGTTCTTCTGCCATAATTTATTTTACCATTTGCGGCAACTCCAATAGTTTGCCTTTGTTCTTGGACCAGGATTATCACAATTCATTCTTGCTCTAAATGATTTTCTAGCTGCAGGATTTGATTTTCTGATTTTCATTCCTTTCTGTCCGAAGTTTACTTTAATGATTTTACCAGTCTTAGGATTCTTTACATATACCTTAAACTTCTTAACATCACCTTGCATTGGTTTACCCAACTTCACTTCTCTACCCTGATATTCTGCTTCATAAACACAATTACAGTTTGCTTCTTCTAATTGAGTCGAATATCCTTTTAAGAAGTTTATGAAATCATCCATATCTTCTTGCTCCACATCCAATTCATCATAATCATCAATTGGATTATCAGTTGGGGTATCACCTTTAGAGTATGCATTATCTACATATTCATCTTCATTAAGGATTGATTTAAGTTTAATCATAGAATTTCTATTTTGACATTATATAACATAAATATGGTAAAATATCAAAACACTATAACCATTGAGATAAATCTTCAAATCCATCACCTACTCTCATCTTCCAAGGGTTGTCCTCTGAATTACTTCCACCATATATACCAACATGTTGCATATTAGATGATATACCTCCCAAAGTTCGTTTTGTTAAATCAATACCCTCTTGTCTTAAACGAAGTGCCGTGTCTCTAACCCATAAAGCTATTGATAACGACATAACCAAGTCATCATTATAACCCTTCATAGCTTCGGCTCTACCATTCATATAAATAAATGTAAATAGTTCATCTATCAAACGATTAGAACGAATTATAATTGCTTTTTCTCTAAAATATTCATCTAATTTAGATATAATTAGTGGTCTAGTCTTTGATGTAGTTGAGAATCCAGCTACCATACCCCTTTCTTCAGCTCTGTATTTATTTCGTAATTGCTGTTCAACATCTACATATTTCAAATCTTTACTCATATAAAATAGATTTTTATATTGTCTATCTATACATTGTTGAATTGCAGCCCAGCCAATATTTGCGTTTTCAATAACAAGTAATGCTTCATTATATTCAGTTGATAGATTTACTAAAAAATTACCAAAATCTTTAGTATCAATTTTTCCTTTATATTCTGCAACTTGTGTAGCTGTTTGTATATCTATTATTTGAGCCGTTGAGTAATCGGCACCATCACCTCTAGCAACGTCCGCCACAACCATATATGAACTATTTGCATTAGGATATTCCCATCTCCAAAGGTTACCATCGAATCCAGTCTTTTCTAATGGTTCTTGGCAATATGTTTCTTTATAAAACATAAGAAGTTCAGGATCAACAACCGTTTCACCTGAAGATACAAAATCACAATCACATTCTTGAGCTGCTTTTTTTGCACCCAACAATTCTTGTTGCTGGTCTCTCCATGTTTGGTCTCTTTCAGGATGAACTGTCCAATGTAATCTGATTGTGTTGAATGGGTTTCTACTTTCCTCAGCTCCTAACCAAGTTTGATGAAACCAATTACCCACACCATTTGGAGTAGATAATGCAATACAACTACCACCCGTAGATAGTGTTGATTGTGCAGCTACCCATATATCATCGATATCATCAATGAAAGCGGCCTCATCAAATATTAGAAGTGATAGGGCTTCAGAACGTCCTGCATCAGGAGAGGAAGCAATAGCCTTAATTTGAGAACCATTTGTTAAACGAAGGGAAAGTTTGTTATCTTCCATAGACCCGTTCTTAAGCCAGCTAGGAAGCAATTCATGCATCACTCTTACCTTTGTTACTAAGTTCTTTGCAACATCTTGCTTTGTTGCAATAACCAATACGTTAAAATCCGAATTGAATATCATTTTCCAAAGTGCATATCCAGCCGATAAGGTTGAGATACCAGTTTGACGTGATTTTAATACTATATTAAATCTATTACCTGCGAATTGTGTTAGGGTCTTTTCCTGAAATGGGAATAGGTGGAAAGGTATTTTACCTCTAACCGGATGCTGAATCATACAATACTTTTTCATAAAGTGAATCGGGTCTACCGCACACTTTTTGTATTCTTCTGCAATAATATCCTTTAGGGATTTCTTTTGTGTTATACCAGTACTCATATTAATCGTTAAGGGGTCTTACTAAATCGTAATTTTTATCTTTTAATTTATCGTAAGCCTCATTTCTTAATTTAGTAGCTTGTTCAATCTCACCTTCAAACTTAACAATCTCCAAAAGGATTTCTGCTTTAAGTTCTTCTACATCTCTCTCCATACTCCAAGTTTCAATCTTACCATCTTCTTGAATTACTTCGTATGTTTGTTTAGCATCGTTGTATGCTTGTTTGAACTGAGCTACTATATCATTACCATGAGCAATCATATTAGAATATATTTTATAATCTTCATACGATTCCCATAACCCATCTACTTTAATTTGAGCTTCTCTTAATGTAAGACAATGTAAACAATATCCAGTTTTAGATATTAATTTTTTATCAACTCTACCTATTTTGATTGTTTTGCAATTATCCGATTTGCATCGATTCAACTTATCTAAATAAGCTCTTGTTTCGGCCATTATATCACCCAATTCCGAAAATTCTATTCTACCACCTTCGGTTTGTTCCCAAGACCTACCATTTTCATCTGTCCATTTTTCACCAACCTTACGTTTTATTATCTCTTTATCAGCTCCAGCAAATGATACAAATGCTTCTTTTTGATAATCACCACCGGTCAATACCATATCCACCAACTTTCTACGCGTTGGATGCATAAACTTTTTATTAAATTCCTTTGCCATATTACTTACGATATATTTGTATATATAAGTATATCAAAATTCAGAAAACGATTAACTATCGAAGAAAATACCTAAAATTTGATTTAGCGGAGCGAATGCTCCTGTTAGTTTATATGTGTTGCCGTTATACACAAATACAATACCTTCGTTTGGTACAATTTTATCAAATCCACCTAAAGCGTTTAATCGTTCTAACTCTAATTTCAATTTTGCAATCTTCTTAGGGTCACCACTTGCTTTTACTTGTTGGATAGTAGATTCCAAACGGGCTACCATTTGTCTTTTGGCACTATCAGGGTTTGCTGTAAGTACCGAACTCATAAAGGATAGTACATCCGCACCAACTCCTAAGAATATCTCCTCAAATCTCATTAGATTTTGTTTTGATATCTTTTGTTGGTCTTGTTTATCTATTTGCTCAGCCCATGCTTTTAGTTTTGGGTCTTGTATTGTATTAATACGGAATGCTTTATCGTTAAAAGCCCATCTCTTAACCAATCCTATTTTTTCTTGAGCATCTAACTTCTTTCCACCCTTTTCTACAAATTTAGTCCACCATGCTTGATGATAATCAGCCACACCATCATTATCAGATAGTCCAAATTCAGATTGAAGTTTTCCAATCATTGAAATATACTTTCCTTTTAATTTAGAAAGGTCTTCTGATTTAGGTAACTTATTCATTGGTGGTCCTTGTATTGTGTACTTCGATTGAACATGTGCATTTACCTGCTTAATCATTCCACCCAATATAGATGCCGCTTGTTGGTTCTCACCTACAATAGTACCATCGATATCATAATCAAATGTACCATGAAATACCAATAGGGGTTGATTGTAAGGGATTACGTTTACAGAGGTTGGGTATATTACTTCCAAGTTCATAAACGAACTACCATCCTTAAATATCTTCTTACGTTGAGGTTCAGATAGAGCTGCAATTGCTTTAGATAAATCCTGCATAGCGAAATTGTAAGCATCGGTTAATCCACCTCTACCAGCAAACTTATCTGCTACCTGTCCTATTGTCATAGCACCAGCTCCTTTGTTCTTTAGGTGTGATTTGTTACGAGCTGCAACTAATCTACCATTTACCCAACTAACTGCCAATGCCTGTCCATCAGTCTTTTCTCTTGCTAATTCCAAATCACCATTTAGTGCTTTGGTTACAATTGTTTTAAGGTCACCAAATGTAAGGTTCATCTCAATATCAAATGGATGTGCCATATGTCCATAAGCCCCACCTTCCAATAATAAAGATTCGTTTATTGATTCTTTTATTTTTCTTTTTTGCTGGATTATTTGTTGAATTTTCGAAAATATAGATTGTATATCTTTATCCAACTGCTTTTCATCTGCGCTCATTGGAGATTCGATATCAACATTAGAATAAAGTTTTTTCTTTTTAGCTATTAGAACATCTACTTTTTTAATCAAATCATGTCTTACCTTATCCAAATCTTTTACGATTTCCGATGCAGTTGCTTCGTTTACTGATTCTTTCTTTAATGAATCTATTTGTTTTTTAAGTTTGTCTATCTCAGCTCTAACTTTCATTTGTGCAGGAGACATTGGCATCATCTTAAAAGCCTTATTATATAATGATACTAATTGATTCTCTAACTCTTTTAATCCTTCCGTTATTTTTGGTTCATTATCATTGCCGCATTTGTGGCAGGTATATGGATGTTCACCACCTTCGGATTTTTTCCATTCCCAACCACATTTTGAACATTCTATTGTATCAGAATTAACATCTTCATCAATTTCCTCATATCCACTCATACCTTTGTTGTTAAGTTTTTTACTAACCCTCTTAACATCATCACTATCGGGTGCACCATTGATATATCCGCCAGATAAACTCAAACCTACACCAGCTCCACCACCAAGTCCCATCTCATCCAACATAGAATCAAAATCTTCAACTATTTCTTTAATATCTTCTTTTGAAATTATTGTATCTTTTTGATTATCAGGCAATTCCCAAAATCTTTTAGGTTTTTCTAATGGAGTATCTCTATTAGTTTCTTCCCAATCTTCAACCTTATGTGGGTCATCTGCCGGATTTAATGTACTTTGATTTACGTTTTTAACCTTATAATATGCTTTTCTAAATTGAGTTTCAGTATCTTTTGATTTACCTCTACCTCTCATAGCGTCTGCTTTTGGAGTATCCATTTGAGTATATCCTCCTTGATTAAACCAAGGTTCTGGTTTTGTAGTATTTAATACTCTAGCTTTACCATCAGGAACATATCCAGTATCAGGTTCACCAGGATCAGCACCATATCCACCAAGATTAACTTCTTTCAAATTTTCTTTTTTAGGAATTCTGAATGTTACTGCTTTCTTACCATTGATTGTTGGCATTCCCCACTCATCTTCACCTATTGATTTAACAACTACTTTTTTGTTTTTGAATTTACCCATCAATAGAGTATCACCAACTTTTACGTTTAATTTGATTTCCTCATTAATACATTCTTTTAAGCTTTTTAACTTAAGAGTAATTAATTTGAAAATCTGATTGTCAAACTTTGGATAGGCTTTTGTAAAATTATTTTTCCTTTCAGATTCACTACCAGCGCTTAACCAATAACGAACATCCGTTCCACTTATAGGATTTGATTGTGATGGGGAGGCATAAACATATCCTTTATCTAAATACCCTTTATCAACTTTACCTTTATACGGTGTAAAATATTTACCACCTAAACGATTTTGGTCTTTTTCACCCACTACAACAATTACACCAGTTGTATCTGAATCATATTTCTTTAATATTTCTTCAGGTGCATATGGATTTTTGACATTAACAATTTTAGATGATGGTATCCCAAACATCTGCATCATTATTGCTTTTTTTTCCTTAAAATTAAATGGAGATTTCTTTGAATCGGTAACATTAGAAGTTCCGATATATACGTTATCCTTACCGAATTTTCGTACTAAATTTTCATAAGTTGCGTAGTGGCCCTTATGAAATGGTTGAAAGCGGCCTGAATAGACAACAACTACTTTGTCTATCCCTGCCGCTTCTTCCAATATTGATTCCACTAAAAATTTTGCCAATCCCTTCATATCATATAAATATTGGCGATTAATCTTTTAGTAAATTATTTACTCTTATTAGCTTCTAAAGCTTGTTGCTTTTGTTGTTCAGCTAATTGTTTTCTAGTAGGTGCACCTGGTTGGTATTGAATAGTACCATCTTGCATATTAATTCTACCTTGAGGATATTGTTCATCCAATTTATCAAGAGTTTCATTAATTTCAGAATTGGTCACTTTGAATTCAGCTTCTGCTTTTTCTAAAATTTCATCCAATCTTACAAGCTCATCAGCTAATTCTTTCTTTCTGATGTGTATATTACCAAAATCCCCTATTAAAAGATTTGATTTTTGATTAAGTTCTTTTAATCTTTCATAAATTGTTTCATCCACTTTAGCGATTTCAATTTCAATTGATTGTTTTTGTGGAATTTTATCTAACTCTGCCATAAATTTTTGTTTTTATTGTTTATATATATAACTATATTGTTTTTTAATTTTTGAACACAGAAACCCCTTTTTCTTTTACAACCACTCCAGCGCAATAATTTCCATACTCTATTGATTGTTCGATACTATTGGTTTCTAAATACTTTTTGGTAAACCCAGCTGTAAAGGTATCACCAGCTCCACTAACATCCGCAGAATCTACCGATTCAACTTTGAATGTTTTAGTTTTATACATAGCCCCACCTCTATCTAATGTACATATAATTTTATCAAATAACCAATCATTTTCTTTTACAACTCCAAAGTTATTTTGAAATTCCTGTCTATTTAATTTTATAAAATTAATATCCATACACCAATCACCCAATCTTTTTTTAGTATCTAATATTGTAAACTTAGCCATAGATGCTATTGTACTAATATCTTCTTCTGTTAGAAATCCTTTGCAATAATCCGATATAACCACCGCATCGTATTTTACTAAATCAGGTAAATCAGATACATCTATTTTATTAGTTGTATCATTTTCATCTACTCTCAAATACAATTCGTTTGTGTTTTGATTCACATACCTTGTTTTGGTAATCATACCATCATCAAAATATGTATCAACATCTAAACCCATAGCCATTAAATTATTAGCAGTATTTCCGGCCATACCCAACCCATAGGTTTCACTAATTGGAACAAAAACAGGTCCATTACCTTCTGGTGATTTGCGTTTTGATGTACCATACACAAAAATATCAGTACAACTTTCTCCTATAACTAATACTTTACTCATCATCTAAAAGTTTTGTGGTGCTAAATCCATCCAATTTACCAAAGAATTTTATTTCCTTTGCAGATTCCCCACCAATTATCGGTTTGTACATATACTCATCTCCAATTACAAATATATCTGGTTGGTATGTTTTCAAATGATTTCTCAATGAATCATCACTATCAAACACTACAATTTTATCAACATCCCGTATTTGCATTAAATTAAATACTCTCTGTCCTTCGGTATGAAAAGGTCTACCATCACCTTTCATCTCTTTAATTCGTTCATCCGAATCAATACCTATTACTAAATCTCCAAAAGATTTTGCGTAATCTATCAACTTAAAATGGCCATAATGTAAAACATCAAAGCAGCCATTAATCCAAACCTTTTTCATTATAAAAACTTTTCCAATTCGTTGATTACCATTTCGGATGTAATACTTTTAGTACACTCAAATTGTCTTTCAGTACCTTTATGGTCAGGACACCAATTCCAATCACCTGCATTTAATCTTAATCTATTAAAGCACCCTTCACATTTTCCTTTGGGTGATGTTACTCTATAACATTCTTGCATTTCAGCCCAATCATATGAAAATCCACTAATCAATACTGTGGGGACATCCAATGCCCAACTTAACCAACTTAACCCACTTCCAATACCAATAAATGCTTTTGATTTTTTCATTTCATCCATAACCAATTCAATTGGTCCATTTGGATGTTTAACTATTCCGTTTGGATATCGATTACCCATATAATCATCATTTTCTTTTGATAACAATTTTACGGTATATCCTCTATTATTTAACCAATCAACTACATCTTGCCAACCAGTAGGATTATTCCAAAATTTAGATTGAGCAGTTCCAAATACTCCAATACAAACTTGCTTTAAGTCATTATCAATATTAACATTTCGTTGCTTAACTTTTGGTTTTATTTCTGTATATTCTATGCCCAAAATATCAGAACACATTTTCTGCATAGTTTGCTCTCTAAAATTATTTGGGTTCTTCAATCCATTGATAGTACTATCTTCATTATAAAATAAACCAACCGAATACATAGCATATAAATCAGTTACACTCGAACCAGGAGTTACAAATTCAATATCAGGATACTGCCCTATAAACATATCATTCATAAAAGTAGAAGTTATTACTTTACAATTATGTTTTTTACGAAACTCATCAACATAAGGAAACCATGCTAATGAATCACCTAATGCTCGAGAATCAAATGCTATATATACCCTTTTATCGGATGCATTATATATGCTTTCATACCATAATTTATCGTTTTCATAAATTACAATTTTCCATTCAACAAAATATTCAATACTACATCTACACCAACAATTATTTTTTATGTTAGATGTAAAATGTATTTTACCTGTTTTATTGTCTATAAATTGTATTTTATAGTCAGCGGATTTACTTCCTTTTATTTCAACAAAAGGTCCTTTAACAAAATGAAAATGTACTTTATTTTGTACTTCTCTTATAGTATTAGTATTTTTAATTAAATTATCGTATATCATTAACTCCAAGTTTTAATAGTTTGGTCTATTAGAGAGAATCCCTCCGATTGTTTACAGTATATTTTATTTGTTGTATATCTTAATTTTGGTTCTTTATAAAATACATCAGTCAACCAAATATCAAACCCTTCCCAAGGGGTATCATTGAATCTATCAACCCACCATTGCTTTGTACGATTTGGTATTAGGTATGCATGTGCTAAGTCTTGGTTAGCAGCTGTTTTTGAAAATAAATCATCAACATGCTCTTTATTTCTAGAACCATTGTTTGCTAATCCAATATAATACACATCATCTCTTTCGGTTATAAAACATGCTCTATTTACCAACTCAACAAATTCTTCCAAACCAGTGTAGATGAATGCATCTGCCTCAAATATTAAAGTGTAATCATACTCATCACTCATCGTTTCTAATGCTTTTCTATGAGCCTCAAAACAACCATAATGCCTACCTGTTAATGGACCTAATCCATTTCCAAAATTGCCAGGCTTATCTGATATATGTTCCGGTCTTTTACAAAATTCCGCAGGTGGCAATTTATCGTATGGAGTATTAACCATTGGGAAATAATCAATACCATATTTAGCCAATTGCTTTATAGATGCCATACTAACTCTTTCTCTAACATCATCTGGCTTAGTTAATAAATGTCTTACTTGAATACGTGGTTTTTTTCTAATAAATGAACGAAATCCTTTTTCAAACTGTCCATAGAAAAATTCATCTGCTGCTTGTGTTACACCATAGAATACTCCATAATCATCACCACTAACAATTCCACCAGGTTTTACTTTATTATACCAAACATTCAAATCATCTTTTAATGCATCATAACTATGTCCTGCATCTAACATTATATAATCAATACTATTATTTGCAAAGTTATTAGCTGCGTTTCTTGATGTATCTTTTATAGTTTCAATTTGTCCGTAATTATTAGAATAGATTGTATTATCTATAAATTCATAAAATATATCGCCAGAAAATGAACCAACTATTGTTTGATGTATATCCTCATCATCAGTACCTTTCCAAGTATCTACCGTTGTAAAGTGTATATTTTTTTTAGATTCTCTAATCTTTTTTGCCAAATGATTTGTAGATTTACCAAACCAAGCACCAACCTCAACGAATACACAATTATCATTTGCAACCTCTACCATTTTATCATATAATTCTTCATATGCAAACCAACCTGGTATTTCATTGAAATCGGGTTGAAGTTTTTCTAAAATATATCGTTTGGTTAGTTTTACATCATCGTTGATATATTGTACTAATGAATTACTATCATATGTATCCAAATAAGTTGCTAACTTTCTGAATAAACAAGGCATCTTAAAAGATAATGCTTCTTTAACTGATAATGGATTTAATTCTAAAACTGATGAAAAATAGAAAAGGTCACATGCTGCGTAAAACGTATCCACATCATCTCTCTCACCCCATACAACACAATTCTCAGGTTTATGTTTCATTAAAGGTAACCAATAACTTTCATAATTCATAGCTTGATTTCCTACAAAATGAAATTTAATTTTATACTTTTCTAATTGTCTTGCTATTGCAAATATTTCAGCTTGATTTTTGCCAGGTGAAAATAACCCAACATTAAGAACATGTTTCCAAGTTGGGTCCAATCCTAACTTTTGTTTTGCAGCATCTTTATCAAATTCATATTCTTCAATTGGATATTCCCATAAATCAAGTTCAACACCAGTATCTTCAAATCTCTGCTTACTCCATTCAGATACTAAAACATATTTGTCTGGGTGATATACTATTTCAGATGGATTTGTAAATGAACCATGTGTAGTTGCAATGATAAAGTATTCTCTATCTTTTGTAAAGATTTGGTCTAATATATTTGATGGTAAATCAAATTGTGGAATTTCTTGAAAGTGTATAATATCAGGTTTGAATTCTTTTATTACATCCAATACCTTTGATTTGTCATCACTTAATGTATGTACTAATGCTAAGGATTTTATTCTATTTTTTTGAACAACAAATGCATCACCCCCACTATTATTCAATTCCACCACCTCAATATCAAAATCTTTGATAAAGTGTTTTATTTGCTTATAAGTATATTGAGGTTGTCCGCCGGTTGAGAGGTGCGGACATATATAAAGTAACTTTTTGCGTGTATTTTTCATTTAGACTAATTAATGTAACAAAGATACGAAATTTATTCGAGTATTCCTAATTTATTTTTCGAAAGTTATAGTACCTTCTCTTAAATCAACTTCACCTTTTGGATATGTTTTTTCCAATTCAGCTAATGTAGTATTTATTTCATTATTAATTTCATCGAATCTAATCTCCATAGAATTCTTTAATTGGTCTAATTTCGATAATTCAGTTCTTAGTTCTCTATTTCTAAGACTTACTTGACCAATATCCATAATAAGTGTATTTAATTCATTTTGGTTGTTTCTTAATGTTTCCAATACATCAGATGATAATGCTTCTTTTAATTCTGCCATAATATAATTGTTTATATATAAGTATATATTTTTTAAGAAAACGAACCACTTATATGTGCCTCTAATCTATCAACTTTAGATGCTAATTCCTGTATTGCTTTAATCATAGGAGCCATAAATTCTTCATAACGTAACCCCAAATCAGAATGATTTTCTAAATCACCCTCAATATATCCAGCAAAATCATTTGTTGAAAGTCCCATGTCATCCAAAATTGTTTTTACATGCTGTGCAACCAACCCATGATGTTTTCTTATACCAGGAGTCCAAGTTACGTTTGGTATTTGTTCATTTTTTATATATTCAATAACTTCTTCTTTTATTATAGTTCCATCGGGAGTTATGATAGCCGGTTCTTTAACTGTTTTTATATAATCCTCAATTTTTTCAGTAATAGCACTTCCAGAAATAAATTTATATGAAACTGGTTGTAATCTATTTATAAAATCCAATCCTAATTGCGATTGTTCTATTTCTAATTTTTGGGTTGCATCGGATGTTTGTATAGTTCCGGTATTTGACCATATTTGTTTCCATTTTTGTCCAGATTTTCCTATCGTCCAGTAGTTATCACTTCCTGGTAAAAAATTAGAATATGAAGTTATATACGTTTGGTCTGCAGCTGTTGCTGTGTTTCTTCCACCCAATCTGGCTGATTCTTGTGTACCAGTTCCATCAAAGTAATAATCACCTAAATAATTAGTTTTGCCATTTGAAACCAATCCACCATTCATATAGATACCAGTATTACTCAAACTTGTTGGATATCCACCAAATGCAGATACATTAATCGCACCACCAACAAATTCTGCAACTGCAGAACCCCCACCATATGCACTTGGTTCGATTCTATTAAAACGAACATAAGCATTTTGATTTGATAATACTTGAATACCACCATTCGTTATTTCCGTTTTATTTACGTTTGGAGAAAATTGAAAAGTAATATCACCAGTTGTTGTATGATTAGAAGTTCCGGTTGTAGTATAATATGTATTTCCACCACCAACATAATTATATATAGCTGCCGATACAGCTGTAACTTTTAGTACTAATCTAAATTGATATATACCCGGTGCTGGTATTATCAGTTGACCTGCTTTAGACCCAAATGGAATATTTCCCTGATAATATGCTGTTGATGAGTATGATGAATAATTCCAATAGTATGATTCGGTATAATAAGGGAATCCGCTATATGATACTACTGCAGTATAATAGGAATTACTTGAAGTACCACTTCTATATGTAGATGCTCCATTTATTGCAACTTCAGATATAAACGTTGTTCCAGTTGAATTGTACATTTGTACATACCATTGGGCAGATGCATTACCCGGAGCGGCATATTCCGATTGATATGTTTCGTATCCATATTGTGGTGGGTCGGGTGGGTAATCCGAAGCTGCACTTGGTGAAGTCGTTGATATAGTTAAAGATGTTTCTGGAATATACACAATAAAATTGGTATTACCAGCTTCACTAAAGGCTAGAGTTGCACCTGAATATGTACTGTTTGCTGATATACCAAACGAACCACTATATACTTCAGTAATTACGTTAGTAGTATTAGTAGTTCCAGATGTTGATGTTCTGTTACCATCCGTACCATCGTATTGTGAACCACTTATATATATAATTTGTCCGCTTGGGTCAGTTAATGTTGCTTTTGGATTTAATACTACTTTAGCAGAACCAGTTGCGTTTGTGTAAAATTCTATCGATGGTGCTTGTGTATCAAATCTTAATAAAGCCCCCGATGCGATTAGCTTATTATTGGCAATAGTAAATCCACCAATCTCACCAGAATCTGCTGTTATTGTTCCATTTATATCTAATGTTCCTAAAGTATTATTCCAATAAACGTAGTTACCTTCAGTAGATGTATCTGCCCCAAATCTCATATTACCAAGAGCATCCATATAAAATCCATTACCACCACCAATACTTTGTGCACCAGCAGAACGAATAAACCCTACATCACTACCTTCCTGTCCTATTACAAGTCCTTTTGTTACCGTTGCATTTTCAGCAAGTAATAATCCAGTTGCTACTGAACTAAATGTTGCTCCAAAAGATTGCCAATATGTTGAATAAGATGCACCATCAATTGGTCTAGTAGCAGTACCTATTGGTGCATTTACTACATTTGGAGTGTGTGTTACTTTTGCTATGTAATATTGATTATCACTTCCCCTAACAACATCCGTTCTATCGGTTGTTTTGAAATATTGCAAACTACCAGTCCAAGGCCCTCTATAAACAACACCAGGTCCAGCCGCTCCAGCTGCCCCATTTACACCAGCAGTACCACCACTACCAGCAGTTCCGGATGTACCAGCTGCTGCAGCTATAGCCCAAGGACCCGAACCCGGATATCCTGTTAATGCAGCTGTATCGTTAGTTGCAATGTGTTGATAACTTTGTGCTTGCGCTGATGTACATCTCCAACTCTGTCCTGCGTATGAAACTATATCATTTGTGTAATAAGTAAATCCACTAGTCCATCCTCCCCTCAAAGAACCTTCACTAACACCAGGTTCAACTTGTCTAATTGCACCAACAATTGTTAGTGTATCACCATCCCAAGACATTCCCTTTCCAGAAGTTCCGGTTGTTTTTATTGAGAATCTACCCGTAGTTCCAGCTGTTCCGTTTTCGTATATTCCTAAGAAAACACCAGGTCTATCATATCCAATAATACCAGCAGGTGGTAACGATGTACCAGATGTACCTGCTGTTCCTTGTGTGCCGGTTTGACCAATTGCAATGTATGGGTCTGGTCTACCACCAGCTAATATTATATTCGCAAATCCGCTAGTGCCATCTTTAGTACCAACGTTGATTGTATTTTTAACATATGATTCTTGAAATATTGCAATTTGTGCTGCTACAAAGAATTCCTCCTGTCCCAAATATTGCCAATATGGACTATCAACCCAAGGTGCAGCAGAACCACCATTATCTGGTTGTCGAAATCCAGCCGAAGTACCAGGTCCACTTCCACTTGCAGCAGCCCAATAATGAGTTTCATTATTATAAGTTGCCGGGTCAGGCCAAATTACAGAATCTCTACGTTTATTTGTGGTTTCAACAGAACCAATATAATCAATATTATTTTTCCAAATACCTCTCATCACAATACCAGGCCCAGTGTTTCCTTCAAATTGAACTGATAAAGATTGTGTTTTGAAAAATGTTGCTCTATCTTCACAATCTATTTGATATACAATTTCTGCTGTTTGATTTACTTCAGGATTAGTCCATGTAGATATTCCAAGTAGTTCACCCCCTTTTGGTGCATTTACACTGGAACTTACAAATGCTCCTGCTGGATTAGTTATGCCTTGTAATGTTATATGACCCGATATACTTAATATACTTATTCTACATTTATCTTTGTATTTCATAGCACCATATGCATCTGGCTGCGCCGTTGCGTATGCAAAATTAGATATGTTTGTTAATTCAGTATCACCTCTATATGCTCGTATAATATTACCAGTATTATTTAATTCAAACTCACCAGATACTCTATAAACTACACCAGAACTATCATTTTGCATCTTAACATCATATGGAGCAGGTGATGTATATTGAACAGATATCGATTGAGTTACATAATCAATTTGTCTATTTTTTTCATAATCTATTTTATAAATTACTTCGCCAGATGTATTAACCGCAGGTGCGTTCCATGCTGTAATATCGGTTAATACAGCTGGATTGGATGGTGGGAATTTAGTTGGATTCTGAGCTAAAGTAATCCAAGGTGATTTAGAATGAACTGATGCCGAAAAGTATCCTAAATTTCCTATAAAGTTACCCAAAAAGTCATTAACCTCTTGCGATACAACATATGATGATGTATGTGCTAATTCAGTAGTACCTTTATATGCTGATATTTGAATTCCACTTCCCGTAAATTGAGTTGACCATAAATCTGCTGTAATTGATGTATTCAAATTTGTTGCAGAGTATTTGTATGCATCTGCTCCAGCTTTTATACCAGCAATAGTAACCGAAGCTTCAGCTCTAAACGGATGGGAATCGGTTGGAGTTAATGGAGCAGGTCTATCACTACCATCTTTAATTTTTACTTTCCAAGTTCTAATTTCACCGGGAGCAGTTGAGTTAGATGCATCAATATCAATATAATTTTGCTCACTCCAAGCATATACTTCGCCATTATTGCTTGTATATGTGTTTTCATATAAAGTTTCACTTCCATCTGGTTCTAATATGTAATAATAATAAAATATAGAACCTGTTGTATTAAATGCATTGGCTGTTATCTTTACATCGGATGGTTGTGGGTCATTTCCATCTCTATCATAGTTTACCGTAGCAGATGATGCTTCAGCACTCAAAGAACGTGCATTTGGTACAGATACATTTTTTGTAAAAGTTTGAGTACGTTGATAGATTGATGATGTATATCTATGACCCGGACCTAATGCGTATGGATATACTTCAATTGTATATAAAGAACTAGCTGATACAAATGGATAATCAAATCTATTATAATTTATAGTACCAGTATCAAAAGATGAACTTGATAATGAACCAGTTCTTATACTACTTCCACTAACCGATAGTATTCTAAATGTACCAGGATCGTTTGATTGTGTTGTAAATGTTAATCTATCATCGCCTTCTTTTACCTTTATAGTAGTATTAGCTGCATTATAATTAGATGGTATTACATAACCAACTTCATTAGCCGATATATTAGCTGATAATGGGCTTATAATAATTTCAATTGGAGGAGGCCCATCTAATACTTTTGTGTAATTCTGAATAACACTAGCAGTATAAACTGATGATGTATAGTATGGTTGAATTTCCAATGGGTATTCAATACTTCCACTCAAATCAACAAAGAAATTAGATTGACTTACAATTAGTGATGATGTATAATTCACATCAAAATACACATTACCTACTGTTACGTTTGTATCAATTATGGAATTTTGTGCTATGTGGAATGTACCAGGTTCTCTACTAGCAGTAAATGATAAGTATCTAGAACCTTGCTTTAATTTAATATCGGTTATAGATGGTTTATAATCATTTACACTTCCTCTTGAATTTGCTGCTAATACAACATCTTTTGGTGTTATTTCAAATACTATACTTTCATCACCTGGCTTACCTTCGGGAACAATTGTGAATAATTTATCCACCGATACTGATGAGGATGTCCAAGGTTCTGTGTAAACAAAACTCAACAATATTTGTTTAGATTGCTGAAGTGCATCACCCAATGGATATGTTGCTGCATTTGCTCTTGCTGGTATAAGATTACCCACTTCATCATATGCAACTACACTAATATCAGGATTACAACTATGAGTTACATATTGCATCCAATATTCAGGAACGTAATCAATATTAATTGACATTGATGGATATACTTCAAATGAACAACTTATAGGTGCATCAAATGTTCCTCTACGATAGAATGATGCGGTTGCTGATGCGTATGTGGGTGTAAATATACTTTCTAATCTCGGATTTATTGTAAACGCATCCACATCAAATAATACTATACCAGCATCCAAACCATCTTGTAAATCAGTTAATGTTAAAGATGTTAAAATAGATGATGATAAATCAAAAGATGATGATGGAATCATATATAATGTTCTCTGTCCATCTATTGAATCTCTATTTAATACAGCATTGTAATTTAATTCACCAGAGCCAGTTGTACCAGCACTCAAACCTCTAACAAATCCTCTATCACTAGCTTCTTGTAAAGTAATATATGTAGAACCAGATTGTACGAATAATTGTACATCACTTCTACCAAATGGTAAATTTTCTCTTAATGGAATTTCATTAACACCATCTATTCTAATTGCTTGCACCTCTAACGAAGATGATGGGTCTGAATTTCGTATTACTATACCATTGTAAGGTCTTATTTCAAAATTAACTCCACCAAAACCATCTTGAACACGTGTTATTACAATAGTATCACTAACTCCTTCACATGCACCTGTTAATTCTACAAATTGTACTTTAATATCTTCTCTAGAACCAGTGAAATTTTCTACAGTCATCCTAACGGTATCTTTATCGATATCGTCTAATCTACCAGGATATTGTCCTCCGGGAATTGCATATTGTGATGCCGATAATTCATTATTAAAGAAATCAAATGAACGTGATGTAAATGTTACAGACCCAGTTAAAAAGCTTTTAACAACATCAATGAATATAGTTGTTGGTGGTAATGGTTGTGAACCTGAATCTATTTGGAAATAAAGAGAAGATGGTATTAATTCTAAATTCTTAGCTATTGATACTAAGTTACCACCATCAAATGTTTTACTTTCTTCAACTACAACAGGAATATAATTGTTATTAATATCATAAAATTGAAATAGAAAATCAAAAGTTTGCTTAGGTAATGTTCTTGGTATTGGTTGTATAAAAGTTATTTCATCAGGAGAAAAAGATGTCTCTTGTGATGCTCTTAAACTAACATCCGATATATACCACCCAGTACCACTAACTTCAAAATGTAATCTTGCATTTTTTATATTTTCCGCTTTGAAATTAGAAGTTATTTGAGATTTTTCTAAAATACTACTATCAGGTGTTACAGTTACAATATTTTGTTGTACTCCAATCTTTACAGGTACATTATTTACTGTTGTTTCTCTTGAACCACTTAAATATACTTTTAGATAATTGTTAGATGGTATATTTTGTGCAAGTCTTGTATTAAATGTAAAACTATACTCTGCCCCCTCTGTAAGTTGTAATGATTTTGATGTAAAATATGAATTTATACCAGTAGTATTATCCAATCTAACAGAATTAAACAAATACGTTTGATTAAAACTAGTATCTAAATTATTTGATGAAGTTAGCCAATACTCAATATTGTTATAATTAAATACATCAAACAATCCATAGTTTTCTTGATTCTTTAACTTTGATTCGATATCAACTAATAATTCATTTGATTCTAATTGAACTTCTTGTATAAATTGATAATCAGCTAAATCTGATGATGATTTTCTAAATACTTTTACTCTAGCAACATCACCAATAAATGTAGTTAAATCAGCTAATGTTATTTTTGCAAAAGAACCAGTTAATGCTGTTTTAAGATTATCCAATCCTTCTAAATAATTAAAAGAAGCAGTATATCTTTGATTTGTAAAATCCTGCACAATACCATTTAATGTATATGGAGTTGATACAGTTAAATCTCTATTATTTATAATATCATCTGCTGTTAAACTTACACCTAAATCAGTAAGTTCTATATTAGTGCCCGCCACAGAACCAGTCCAAGCGCTGTTACCATCGTTTATTTGTAAAAGATATGATGTTGGTAATGTATATCCCGCTAATTTTGTACCAGATGTTGGAACTTGTGCAAATCCATCAACTTTACCTTTTTGAATAATTGGAGTTACAACATTTGAAAAGATAGGTTTAACTATTTCATTAATAGATACAGACGGTCTACGATAAAATCTAACTTTATCTTCATTTGCTAATAATTTATTTACTTTGAATGTCTTTTCCCATTTTACATTGTAGATACCTTTCCATTCAGCTGGTATATCTTGCTTATTACCACTTTCATCAATGTAAGTTTTTAATTCTCCTAATATTGTGATACTAGCTTCGCCAATTGGAGTATCTTCATAAACATAAACAGCTATTACTTTAGATAATCCTTCATAATACTCAGGAACACCATTACCCGGTTCATAGTATATAGGGTTACCATCTACATCAAGAATTTCAATCTTAATTTCAGTAGATTCCATAAGGTGCTCCGAACCTTCTATTAAAAATCCATTCTTACCACCTGTAAATACATCCTTGAATTCAGTAACTTTGAAATATTGAGAATTTGATATGGTATCTACCAAATATGTTTCAAAATATCTTAAATGTGTACTTAGTTCAGGTGAGTATTTTTTAATTCTAGCCATTATATTGTTTTGATTAATCTAAGATAAATATTTACATAAATTTTTTATGTTTATAATTATATTAGAATTCTAAAGAAAACTA